AGAGAGCATCGTTTAGGATCTCTCCTGATGTGCGAAACTACTACACGCCGTAATGTCTTTCGCCAGCAACAAAAACGCTTACGGTATCTGCGACATAACTGGGTTCAGATATCGACTGAGAGACATGAAAAAGACTTGGGATGGTTTGCTGGTCGGACCAGACCAGTGGAGCCCTAAGCATCCTCAGCTCGATCCTAAACCAGCTCCCAAAGATCCCCAGGCGTTACGCAACCCAAGAATTGACCCAGCCGCCGATGGTAACGACGGTAACTTTTTCAGCGTCTACGCAAGCGATGGGAGTGCAAAACTAGGCACAACTTTGCAAACTTTTGGACTTTCCGTTAGTGTTGGCACTCTTACGGTGACTATTACATGAGTTTTACATTCGCAACGCTAAAAAGCGCAGTAAAAGATTATCTGGAGGTGGATGAAACCACTTTCAATAACAATATCAACACTTTCATTCAAGAGAGTGAGAACCGTATATTCAAGATGGTGCAGTTGCCGGAGCAAAGAAAAAACGTGACCGGGAACGTAACAACTAGCAATCGGTTCTTGGCAACGCCAAGTGATTTTTTTGCGCCTTTCTCATTAGCGGTTATCGACTCAAGCAGATACTACTATCTGGATTTCAAGCACCCATCGTTTATTAAGGAGTTCTCTCCGACGACGACGGTGACAGGTAGACCTAGATATTACAGTTTGTTTGACGATACCGCTTTTGAGCTTGCGCCGATACCAGACTCAGGTTATTCGATAGAGCTGCATTATCTTCACAAACCAAACTCGCTTACGGCTGGAGCTGAAAGCGGGACAACCATACTCAGTACAGATCATCCTGATCCGTTGCTGTATGGAACGCTGGTCGAAGCTGCAATTTTTCTGAAAGAACCCGCAGACGTAATAGGAACCTTTGAAAACAGATTCAAGGAGGGTATAGCCCGAATGAAGAATCTGTCAGAGGGTCGGAACACACGAGATGAGTTCCGGTATGACTTATTACGATCTGGGGTGAGTTAGTGGAAAAAATTGAAAGTCTCAAAGGACAAAACGTAGCGATAATCGGTCTTGGTGCAAGCCAGATAGATTACGTCATTGGCGTAGAAAACAGCAAAAGATGGGATGAAGTGTGGGGTATCAACTCTGCTTTGTCGGTTTTTGATGTAGATCGTGTATTCATGATGGATCCGGTCAGCCGGTTCTTAGATACGGACGATGCTGGCAACCAAACCGATGTCATGCGTCGGGTTTTGCCTACTTATAACAAACCAATCTACACTTGTGAGCTTGATGAGCGAGTCCCTGCTTTGGTTGAGTATCCGTTAGAGGAGGTCATCGAAAGCCAACGTTGTGCCTATATGAATAATACTACAGCCTACGCGATCGCTTTCGCTTTGTGGAACGAGGTCAATCAAATAGATATGTTTGGCATGGACTTCTCGTACAAACACAATCTGCACTTTGCGGAAGCGGGTAGGGCCTGTCTGGAGTTTTGGATCTGTAAGTGTATCAACGCTGGTATTACGGTCGGCGTAAGCCCTCGATCATCGTTGCTTGATCAAAACGTACCGTTAGAGGAAAGACTCTATGGTTATCATAGATTGGATGATCCGAAAGTAGCGATGCCCACACCGGCAGATGAATGGATGGTTTGTAATAGATCAGAACTCGCTAAGATGGTTAAAAAACATAAGTTAGAAACCGTCGAAATGCCGTCTGCGCCAGAGCCTTACAAGGGGTAGCCATGATAGAAGATAAGATAGGTTTTGAATTAGGCCAGGTGATGGTTTCTACCACTGAGAACCGTGGACACGACGCAGAGTTCTGGGCGACACAAATCACAAAGAAAATAGTCGGCATATCAGAGCAAGCAGACCCCCACATCAGACAGCAAGCAGAGGCTTTCAGAAACCATGTTTATACTCTAATATTGTTGGGTGTGAAAAACGCTATTGCCTCTGACCGAGTGACGATCCGAGGGTTACTCGCTTCTCAAGGACATGAGGATATGGCCAACATTATAAAGGAGCTTTGACCATGGCTATCACTTCTGCCATTTGCAATTCATTTAAGCAAGAACTTTTGGTTGAGGGCCATAACCTCACAAACGGAGCTGATACCATTAAGCTTGCTTTATACACATCATCCGCAACGCTTGGTGCTGGCACTACTGCTTTTGTCACCACCGGACAATCATCCGGAACTAACTACACCTCTGGCGGTGGCTCTCTGACAAACGTCACGCCAACGCTGTCAGGCTCAGTGGCGGTGTGCGACTTCAACGATTTTACATTCGGAACTGCGACCGTCACAGCTCGTGGGGCCCTAATTTTTAACTCCACTAACTCAAACAAAGCAATCGCCGCAATAGACTTCGGTGGCGATAAGACCAGTACAGCGGGTGACTTCACGGTGGTTTTCCCTTCACCGACCGCTACTGGTGCGATCATTCGTTTAGCTTGATGCCTGATGCCACTCCAAAAACTGGATTTTCGTGCTGGTATAGATAAAGAGTCAACCGATTACTCCGCTGGTGGTGGATGGGTTGATGGCAACCTTGTTCGTTTCAGAAAGGGTCTTGTTGAGAAAGTCGGTGGCTGGCAAAAGCTAGGCACAAACACCTTCCTTGGTTTAGCCAGAGCTTTACACTCTTTCATATCGCTTGGTGGTACTCGTTACCAAGGCATCGGAACCACCTTCAAATATTACATAGAAGAGGGTGATGCTTATTATGATGTCACGCCTATCAGATCGACTACATCTGCCGGTGATGTAACTTTTGCTGCCACTAACGGATCCAGCACGATCACGGTAACGGATACAAACCATGGCGCAGTAACAAATGATTTTGTGACGTTTTCCGGAGCTGCGACTTTAGGTGGTAACGTGACAGCAGCGGTTCTTAATCAAGAGTATCAAATCCTGCTAGTCACCGGGACGAACACCTACACCATTACTGCAAAAGACACTAGTGGGACCACTGTCACTGCGAACAGCTCTGACAGTGGCAACGGCGGCAGCTCAGTCGTGGGTGCTTATCAAGTAAACGTCGGTTTGGATACTTATGTATCAAGCTCTGGTTGGGGTGTTGGGACATGGGGAGCCGGGACTTGGGGATCGGCATCTGCGATCAGTGCGACAAACCAACTGAGATTATGGACGCACGATAACTTCGGTGAAAACCTGATCATCAATCCCAGAGGGGCTGGCATATTCAGATGGGTAGAGAATAACGGCACATCGACCAGGGCCTTGCAGTTATCTGGTATCTCTGGAGCCAATCTGGTTCCGACGGTAGCTTTGCAAGTCATTACATCAGAGACAGATCGCCATCTTGTTGTGTTAGGGGCTGATCCGATATCCAGTGGTTCAAGAACAGGTGTGATCGATCCTATGTTGGTCGCCTTTTCTGACTCAGAGAATGAGCTGGATTTTGAGCCAACCGCAACCAACAGCGCCGGTAGTGTCCGGCTATCCACCGGATCTTTCATCGTAGGCGGTATTAAGTCACGCCAAGAGATCCTTATTTGGACCGACACAAGCCTATACAGCATGAATTTTATCGGTCCACCACTGACCTTTGCTGTCAATCTAGTTAACGAGGGCAGTGGATTGATTGGCCCTAAAGCTGCTACCAACGGACCCAATGGCGTGTATTTCGCCTCAAAAACCGCTTTCTATTTCTATAACGGTTCAGTCCAAAAGCTACCTTGTGCCGTCCAAGAATACGTCTTTAACGATTTAGATCTTGATCAAGCGTTCAAGTGTTTCATGGGTATGAACACCGAATACGGCGAGATGTGGTTCTTCTATCCCAGCATAGAAGATGGCACTGGTGAGATTAGTCGGTATGTGATCTATAACTATGAGGATGGCAACTGGTCAGTTGGGAACTTAGTAAGATATAGCTGGCTTGATAGCGGTATTGAGGATTTGCCCAGAGCTGGAGCTCAAACATCTGGCACAAATTGTTTGTTTGAGCATGAAAAAGGATTTGACGATAACGGATCACCGATGAGTGGTGTGTTCATTGAGTCTGGTGATCTGGATATTGCCTCTGGTGAAAACTATAGCTTTGTGAAAAAGATCATCCCAGATATGCGTTTTGTGACGGATCCTGCGATCTCGAACACTCCAGCAATGAATATTGTGATCAAAAGACGGGACTTCCCTGGTCAATCGCTATCGACAGATGCCACCACCCAGGTCTCGCAAACCAGCACCTTTTCATCATTACGAACCAGAGCAAGACAAGTGGTGTTTCGGTTTGAGAGCGATGACGATAACGATACCGTTAACCAAAAAGGTTATAAGTGGCGGTTGGGATCTACGCGAATTGATATACAACCAAGCGGTAGGAGATCGTGAGTAAGATCCTTGAGACTCGTTTACCGCTAGCTCAAGGTGAAACAGTTGACTCTGCGACGTTCAATAGATTGATTCGTGTCTTAGAATTGAATCTGAGTGGAGTCGATATAACCATCTCTCCGCACTTCAACGCCACTGAAATCAGCGAGTTACAGTTCGCGACAGGTGCGATAATATTTAATTCGACGCTGAGTATTCATCAGGCTTTTGATGGCACTCAGCTTAGAGATTTGTATAATCATCAGACATACCCAACTGGTCAGGAAGCGACGTTTGGGGTAGGAGCAGTAACGGTAACAATATCATGAATGAGTTTTTGCAAGCGCGGATCCAAAATATGATGGAACCGGCTAGTCCGATGGGGTTCCAACAGGGTGGCATGGTTGAAGATCCTTTGACTGAAGAGGAGTCGATGGAGTACACCGCCGCTATGCAAGAGCCCGTTGATCGTGACGCAGATTTGAGACAGGCGATTGAAGAGTTGATGGTCGCCAGAGATACTGCTGAAGATCCTTTTGAAAAGAGAAAAGCAGAGCAGTTGATTGAAGCTGCACAGATTAGCCAAACCGCTCCTCTCGCTGACGCAGCTTTGCAAGTATCACAAGCTGGCCGTGGTGGTGACACCACCTTAGCTCATGTAACACCGGGCGAAGTCGTTTTACCGGCTGAGATGATGGAAGATCCTCAGTTTGAGTCTGCTGTTGAGACTAGATTCAAAGAGGTCGGACTGAACCCAGAGGAATATGTGGTTGGTTTAGGCATTGCATCTCTCAATCCACAAACAGGATTAGAGGAATTTTTTCTCAAAAAGATCGCTAAGTTCGGAAAGAAGCTTTTCAAGAAGGTTGTAAGACCAGTTGCGAAAGTAGCGCAATTTGTTCCCGGTCCATGGCAAGCTCCAGCAGCTCTGATAGCAAAGGCCGATACCGTTTACAAAGTAGCAAAGGGGGAAGCGAGTCCTTTAGCGTTGGCTACGCTTGCAACAGGGCCTAAAATTTTTGGCGAGACAGGAGCAATCGCGAATATTGCAAAAGCCGGAGGAGAGGGTGGTAACTTCCTTTCTGGTTTAGGCAGCTTATTGAGACAAACCCCTGGCGCTCTACAAGACACTTTGACCAACCTACCCGGTAACATAGCAAGTGGAATTGGGAGTCTAATTACAAAGCCCAGTGAAACCATACAAAGCATTTTGAGCGGAGCGGGTCTTCCCGGTGGACAAGGTGTGTTCGGAGCAGATCCCTTAGACGCAATGGACACCTTAGAACAATTAGCTCAATCGGATGCTGGTTTGAAAGAGCAGATTGAGTCTGCGCTAGGGCAAGGCAAAACACCGGCTGACATACTGAATCAATTATCATCGGCTATGCCGGGACAGCAGGGCGGTGACCAAAACATTTTACAAAAGATCGGTGGCGCTTTGGGCATCGGTTCGGGAGAAGGACAAGTTCCTTTTGGCAAGGCGTTAGGTATTGGTGGTATCGGTGCTTTATTAGCCAAACTTGCATACGATGAAGCAAAGAATAGAAAAGGTGTGCCTCTGAACCCGATGACCCAATTAGATGCCATGGGTCGTTTTAATATCGAGGCTGAGATCGCTAGGCGTATGGGCAAAGAGCAACCAAATCCTGTTGAGTTTGGTTTGTTACCAAGAAATATTCTGCCTCAACTGACTGCTGGTAAGCCAAGGCCGGAGAAAAACGTACCGCAAGTTGGTATAGGCGCGCCCCCCAGATTTAAACCACGCCCTTACGTTGGCTCTGGTGAGCTAATGCCGATGAACGCAGGGGATGACATCAGATACACATCTGCTGATCGCTTGGATCAAGTCCCACAAGTGATGATGAGGGGCGGTCCTGTAATGGCTTACGCTAAAGGTGGAAACGTTGCAGCGGAAGAGTTTAAGCGCATGAACGGGAAGATCGACGGACCCGGCACTGAAACATCTGATGATATTCCAGCGATGCTCAGTGACGGCGAGTTCGTAATGAAGTCCCAAGCAGTAAGGGGTGCTGGGGCTTTCGACATGAAGAAAAGAAAAGGGGGGATCGTAGAGCTACGACCGACCAGAGAAGAAGACCGTGAACGGGGAACCAAGCTCATGTATGACATGATGGACCTTTTCGCTGGCAGAGCTAAGGCGAGTGCATAACGATGGCTGAACCTACTTACGAAGATCCTTTTGTAGCCAACGTAACCAGAGTCGATTCACGACTTGACCCAATAACGAATCAACTGCTGTTTGGTTTGGATGGGGTTGGGGGTTTTATTCCTGATGCGCTTCGTGCTGTTGATCGTACTTTCTTTGACGATCAGGGCAGACCGATTGTTGTCGGCAGAGATATTGCTGGATTTTCACCAGACCAAATAGAGGCGATGCGTTTGGCGCGAGAGGGGATAGGCGCTCAAGATCCTTTCTTTGAAGAAGCTCTGCGATCATCAAGAGCCGGAATAGGTTCTCTTCGTGCGGGTCAAATAGCTCAAGCAGAGGCAGATCGTAGAGCAGCGCGAGAACTCAGAGAGGGGGCTAGGTTTGCCTTAGATCAGAGAGATCTTGGTTTATTAGAAGAGTTAGGCGGTGCTGGGAGGCAGGAGGCAAGAGCCTTAGCTGCCGAAAGAGGGTTTCGTAGCGACTTAACCGATGCTTTGGGGATCGGGACGTTAGCAACACAACAATTCTCTGGGGCTTTGGGTGAGGCTGAAAACCTACAAAGGGCAGCTTTGGCTGATTTCGATCCTACTGCCGCAACACAAAGATTCATGGATCCTTACGAGCAAGCAGTCGTACAACAAACCATAGATGACGCTTTGAAAGGTTTGGCACAGAGAGATATGGCTGCTACCGCTAGAGATATCCAAACTGGTGGTGAATCTGCTTTTGGATCACGAGCCAGGTTAAGTGCTGCTGAGAGAGCAGAGGCATTAGGTCGTGGCCTCGGTCAACAGGTTGGGGCCTTGAGATCTCAAGGATTCCAACAGGCACAAAGAACTGCGTTAGAAGAGGATGAAAGACGACGACAGACAGCAAGAACCGGAGCTGCTGGTTTGAGTGGTTTGGCAGCTCAGAGGTTCAGAGCTACCGGCGACTTAGGTAGATCGGTGGGAGATATTGGACGACAAAGATTCGATGTCGCCACCGGGGTCGGTAGAACTATCGGTGATATCGGATCTCGCAGGGCTAGGGCAAGAGGCACTGCTGGCGCGACAGGTTTTGATATTGGTCGTCAAATCGCAGATCAAACCAGAAACATTGGGGCAACCATGGCGGGTGCTGGAAGAACTCTTGGCGAAGCAGAAACAGGATTCGGTAGAACGGTCAGAGATATAGGTGCAGGAGTGGCTGGTGCGAGAGCTGCTGATGTAGCCACTTTAGGAGGTATCGGTTCCGACATACAAAGACAGAGACAACTAGAGCTTGATGCTAGAAGGGATGCGTTAGAGAAAGCGAGAACAGCGCCTCTTGATAGTTTCAGAGCAGCATCCGACTTCATAGGCATGGTTCCCAGAGGAACGACGGAGGTAAGAACCGACTTCACGACAACTCCTAGTGCATTACAGACAGGTATAGCAACTGGATTAGGCGTGTTCGGAGGCCTGGGCAGTATGTATGGGGGAGGTGGTAACTATGCTGGCTACACACCGCCAGCCTCAAGCTAATGCCGATATCCAGAGCCCAGATACCAGAGCAGATCAAAGGATATAAGAGCGGAGATATCGTGGAATCCAATATCTTTGAAGATGACTTTAGAACCGGCACAGACTTGGGCGGTTTAGATATGGAGCAGTTCAAGGTTGATGAGGATGAACTCAGGGCCTTACAAGAAGCTTTTCGTGCTGGGCAAAGAAGACCGAATCTACCGGCTTTGGGTGGTGCTCCCTCCGCAGAAAGAGTGAAAGAATACACAGACATACTGACAGGTATTGCTGGAGGCCCTCCACGACGACCAAACATTTTCGATGTCGCATCTGAGGTTGGTGCAAGTATGCTTGCCGCAGACCCCAGAGAAGGAGCTTTCAGATCGCTAGGTCGTGGCATTGCTGAGGCTGGTATTAGGCGAAGAAAACAACAAGCAGAGTTTGAGAGTCAGAGAAGATCCATAGCAGCAAAAGCTTTTGAGCTTGCAAAGAACGACGAAGATGCTGCGATCAGATATCTTAGAGATGCGGATATTGCCATATCTAAAACAAACCCCGACACCAAAACTAAAACTTACGAGGTTGTAGACTCTTCTGGCGTTACGATTGGCGCAGATTTCTACCCACAAGGTTCAACCGTAATGTTGACTGATGAAGAGGCGTTGTCTCGGCGTAAAAAAATACGAGTGCCGGTCAAACAAGAACGAGGAACCAAGGCGAACACTTTCGGAGAACCGGCTTACTACATGACTGAGCCGGAAGCTGAACTTTTGATAGAGAGCTTAGGATTACCCCAAGGTGAAGAGTTTAATAAAATAGTCGAGCAGATTAGCGTTCCAGAAGGTGATCCAAAATTAGGTAAGCCGATACCAATACAAGGGATGTTTGGGGAGCTAGTGCCGATAAGTGGTCCGAAAGGAGTTACAAGAATCGTCCTGAGTCCATCGAGAATCAACCCTACAAGAATCAACGAAAATTTTGAGCAATACAAAAGCGAAAGAATCAAGGAAATGGCGAAAAGCCGTACAGAAACGCTTGACCAAGGATTGAGTATTCTCCCGGCAGTTGAACAAGCTATGGATATTTTACGAACTGATCCTAACCTGACCACTGGGAACGTTTTGAGTAACGAATTTCGTTTTTTCAAAAGAAATATGGAGCTTTTCCTAACTGGAAACCCAAGCAAGCTAACGGAAGACCTTGACAGATTGAACGCGATCTCTAATCAGCTTGCTCCACTGATGCGAGTCAAGGGGTCGGGATCAACGTCGGACATGGAGTTCCAAGCCTATCGAGATGCGATACTTTCTTTAGGAAATACCGCGAGGGCTAATTACATTTCTTTGTACGCCTTGAAGAGAAAAATCGAAAACGGTTTAGCTTTGTACAAAGCGGAGCAAAGTATGTTGTTGAACCCAGAAATCAAAGACTATGATCAGATACAAAATAAATTAGATGCAATCGATGTTGGTATCGTAGAAAAATATAACGGCCCAGATGATGCAGCTTCGTACAGAGAATTTTTGACTAATTTACCGCTTGGAGCGGTGATAGATAATACCAATCAGCTATACGAAAAATACGTCTCAGATGCAGAAAACATGGGCGCTTTTGTGATTAAGGGTTGGAAAGGAGGAGCTCGATGAGCGCAGCGTTCAATCCGGATGATTATGTTGGATCTGGGGCAGCGGATAGCGATCCTGTTGAGACATCAGGAGTCACAGAGCAACCAGACCCGAGTATCTTCGATAGGGTTCGTGATGGTGCATCTTCATTGGCTAGATACATAACCGGCATCGGTGCACCAATTGAGTTTCCAGATCTTCCAGAAATCACTGATATGTCTGGCGACCAATACACGTTTAAAGACAATTTAAAAAGTTACGCAGCGGTTTTGGCTGCTCGTGATGACGTAGGTAAGGCTGAGATTTTTGCACAGATCTTTAAGGATGATCCCCGCTTTGGTGGCGTTTTCCAAGATAATCCAGGCTTACCTTTGATCGTTTGGAACGGAGTTCCGTACTACGTCAATAAGCCAGGACTCAGCAAAATGGATTTCAAAGAGTTCCTCGCCGAAATCGCAAAGCAAGCTGGCCCGACAAGATATGCTGGAGCAGCCAAAGGTTTAGGGGAAACTGTTAAAAGAGGCGTGATCGGATACGGCGGTTTAGAAACGGGCCTGAGCGCTGTTGAAACTCAGCTAACTCCATTAGCTACTGCTGCGAGAGAGGATACGGTTCTCTCAAAAACAGCAGACATCGGAGAGGCTACCGCAATCGGTGTTGCGGCTGATGTGCTCCCTGACGTAGTAAGAAAGTTTCCTTATGTCGGCCCAATAGTTCGCGAATTTATGGAGCGCACTGAAGAACAGCTACGCACTGGCACTGCCGATGTGGTTCGCAAAGCACGAATAGAAGATCCACAAACTAAATTAGAAAAGGTTGCTGACTTAGCTACTGAAACCGTTGCTGAGTCTATTGAAACCCCTCGGCCTCGGTTTGAGCAAGAGTCAAAATATCCGCTGACAGTGGGACAAAGGACTGCTCCTCTCCCCGGCGGTGTGAGACCTAGAGGCACAGAACAACTTGGCACTGAAGCTGAGTTGCGACGCACCATGGTCGATGAATCAGAGGGGATTATAGGGTTTGATGAGGCTCAACTGAATGAAATCACTGATGATGCTATGTCTTTGGCTGAAGAGTTTGGCGTTGGTTTGTCTCGCGATGTTAGTTTACTTGACGCACCAGAGGAAGCTGCTGGTCGAATAAGGCCGATTATTAGCGAAGTTGCTCAGGCCAAAGAAGCAGAAGCATCGCGTTTATTTAAGGTTGCAGAAAAAGGACCCAACGCTCCTACCGCAACGGCAGAGGGAGTCATTAGTGTCATTGATGACATCCTTGAAGTCCCATATGACGCATATGGAATGAGACTTAATGATTTTTTAGAGGGAACGTCTGAGGTAGCTGGAGAATATCGGTCTCTCCAACGCTTGCGAAAAAAATTAAGCCAAGAAAAATTTCAAGATATTGCGCTCAAAGAATTGAATGCAATTCGTAAGAGAATTGGCGGCAGATTGGAGGATGTACAAAAACCATCAGAACGCCGAATGCTCACGAAAATGAAACAAATTTTAGATGAGCGAGTATTCCAAAGCATTCAAAACGGAATACTCTCTGGCGATCAAGAGGTGCTGGATCAGCTACGAAACGCTAATGAGCTTTACCGTGAATATGCTGGTTTGACGGGCAAGGGAGCCACAAAAACAGACGTTGAGAGAGCTGCTAATAAAGTATTAAAGAGAATTGTTGACTCCGAAAATTATACGCCTCACATGGTTATGAGTGAGCTGTTCGGCAACAATTTGTTGACGGGCAATGATGCCATGCCGTTAGTGATCCGACGTTTGAGAAAACTTCTACCAGAAGATGAATACACAAAAGTCGAAAAACTACTCAAAGATGCGGTTTTGATTCGCGCTTTCTCTAACATCATTCCTCTCACTGGTGATCGAATGGTGACGCGCCGAGCCATAGTCAAAAACTACAACGCCATTTTCAAAGGTCGAAACAAAGCAGTCGTAGAAGAATTATTTAATAAAGACGAACTTAAAAAAATAGAAAAGTTTCGCGAAGATGTTATGCCGACCTTATGGGCTGAGATAGACAACAACCCCTCTGGTTCTGGTTGGACAATCATGGGTGCTCTGGCTAGGCGTGGTCTGTTGACACCGCTTGATGCGCTTCCTGGTGTAGATGCGCGAAAGACAGCTTTAGAAGCAGAAAAACGATCCCTTGCGAAAGATGCAGTGCGTCAAGCATTCATCACTGGTAATCGCCCACTCTTTTCTGCAAGTGTAGGCGCGATTTTAAAACCACAAGTGATCGAAAAAGGAGAGGAGAAAGCCTTCCCGCCTTTACCAGATGACATCCGAGCAAACATGATGCAACAGCTAGATGATATCGAGCAGTCGCCAGCACCAGATGAAGAGGTGTTTGAGGAAGACGACCAACCATCAGCGCAAGTAGAGATGCCGACCTTTGAACCGTTGCCACAAACAGCAAGGCCCACGATCAGACCGCCGATGCCTTCACCGACGTTGTTGGGATCGCCTGAGAATCAAGAGCTTGCTATGCGCCGTCAACTACAGGGAGGGATTGCTGGGCTGGGATAATCTCCTCTGGTTCTGTGAGCCTTCCTACGATCATCGCGCCTTCCAGGTTCCAATCAAGTTCATAACCCATGGTCACTTGACCATCGACATCAATGGCTATGTTTCTGGATATCAGACGCAACAACGCAGCTTGCTGATGTAATGTGGTTCGACCAAAAAGCTCGATGACCTCTTTGGCTTCCAACACCGGCTGATAGGTTTGCGGGATCTCTTTGCGTTTCTTGCCGAAAAAATTCAATCCCACACTCCCTCATAGTTCTCATCAAAGATCTTGTCGTGTTCGTTCTTGATCAATCGCCTCAGCTCTGCGATCTTGTTTCTGTCTTTCTTAGCACAGATCTCACAAAGTAAGGTATAGGTATCTAGGTCAACAGCTAACGACTTGCGTTTCTGTTGAACGTCTTCATCTGCCATCAGTTCTATTCCTCATCAAAAGATGTTAAATTGTATAGTCTTGGGCATTTTTTTGCAAAACACTATGTATCAACTCAAGAACTATATGTTGAGCCTCCAATCTCATTGGATGGTAAACCAGCCTTTATATAAGGCCGTACAAGACTCGATACCGTTGATTGCTAAGTACAGAGCCAATCTAGGCAGAAATCGCCTAGAAACGACCCCAGCGGCTCGTATGGCTAAGTCTGTGTTCCCTGACATATATAGATTCCCTTTGTTTCGCCGACAGTTCTGCAAGATGCTGGTTGAAGAGATCAAGCAGATGGAGAAGGAGATCGAGTTCAAACCTAATCCCAGTGAGGATCCGTTACGGCAGATACCAGAGATCGTACTAGAAGAGCATTGCCCAGAGCTGTATTGGAATATGTGGTTCGTCGTGCAGAATGTGATCAACCCCATGATCTACAGTTTGTATCAGCGTGATTGTGCTCAGATAGCGTCAGTTCAGATCGCTAACTACAATCCAGAGGGTCAGCAAGCCGGAGCCTGGCATCACGATGACTCCGCTGACATCTCTGTTGTCGTTCCACTCAACACTGGCGGTTACGTCGGTGGTGGCACAGAGTTCCACAACCATGGTGTGTTGAAGCCGTTGCCCAACGGTCACGCACTAATGTTTCCCTCCTTCACCAAAATGCATAGAGGATTAGCGGTCGAAAAAGGTGATCGCTACCTGTTGGTGTTCTGGCTCTTTGATGGAAAGAGTGAGTAAATAAGTAACACTAGGTGTATACATTTGTGCATAAATGTGCATAATAAGGGGTGTAGGCAATAAAGCTTACATTCTTAGATAGGAGTAGACATGGAAAGAGTTAGATTCAACATCGGCGGTTATGCGCCTAGCAAAGTTTTTGAGGGCTTTGATGCTGGTGAATGGAATGGTTGGTTAGTTCCGGCGGTTACGAAAAAAGTTTGGGAGGAGGTAATCGCTTGGCAAAAAGATATCTTGTCCAAGATGTCAGAAGCAGGAATCGAAGAGGTCGTAGAAGACCTTGAGTCAGTGGAACCAAATGAAGATGGCCTTTATATAATTGGTTGTGATTTGTGCTGGACTATCGTGGAGGAGGATATAGAACAATGGGAAGCCTTCAAAGAAGTCCACGTTAACAAACTGACGGAATACGAAAAACTTAAGCTGTCAATCAAAGCAGAGGTAGATACTGGCCTCATGACTAAGAACGGCGCGATCAAGCTTGCAAAAATGATTGACGCTGGAACATTCGATGACGATATCAACGGTTGCGGATGGGAGGTTATGAACGCCATTGATCAGATAGATGACATCATAGGCATGGCCAGAATACACGGTTGGAGGGACTGCTAGATGAGCGATTTATACAACTGCGATCATTGCGGAGAGGAAGATCACGAAAGAAGCATGAGCTTTGTTGGAGATGATTTCCTTTGTGTTCATTGTGCGAATGAAGCTGAAGATCTCGAAATTGAGGAGGGGGAGTAATCGTGAAGAAAGTAAACAAACACACCAGAGCGGGTCGCAACGGCAAAGTCGTGCAATGTCCCAAGTGCGGTTCTCTGCAAACCTTATATGGCTTTTCTTTTTGTGCGATCACTTGCACTGATTGTGAGCAGATGGTTGATAAGTACGATCTGATTATTCCGGATCTAACCAGCAAACAAACTCTGGACGCGATCCATGAGAGAGAAATCGACAACGCGATCAGAACGGTCGTTGCAACCGTTAACAAAAACTTGTGGGGTGTAGACACCACTCTTTACATGAAACGGTTTCGGATGATGTACCCAGAGATCAGAAATCTGGTAGCTGCGATGAGAGTCGAAATCCAGAAGGAGATTCACTAATGAGTGAGGAGAGATTGACTTATAGGCAGTGTTACGAGGCAGTGGAAAGCTTGGCTGATGAGATCTTAGAAGAACACAGCGATAAGTGCGAAGATCTTGAAGACTTTATGGAGGAGGCCTACCCATACATCGATCAACACGAATTTGTGATCTATTATTATAAGGCTCACCAGTTTGTTGATGCGATGCACCATGAACACTACGAAGCTGCTGAGGATATTATTCAAGACACACAAAGCAAGGTTGAGTCTTTTAACCATTACGCATCGCTGATGGCTTACTGGGGAATGACGTTTTGGGTTCATGGCATGATTGAGAGCAAATTAGATGAGCGTGAAGAATCTGAAACCAACGATCACGAGACTGCTGAAGCTTGATCGGACAGATCGTGAAAAGATCCTTCTGATCTTATCCTTATCTCTGATGGAAGAGGAGACAGTCGAAAAGGCTGTCTCTGCTTTCATAGATCATCAAACAAATAAGCCGTCTGAGGTTTAAGCCTTTCCTCTTTCTTTTGCGCTACATACGCCATGTAGTCGTCGTTGAATTTTTTCTCCCACCACTCTTGCCAGGTTAATTTACTGATCGGACAGATTGCCGTTCTTTTGCGCCATACATCCCTTGCCGCAAAGTATTTGATCTCCTCAGCCCAACGATTTTCCCTAGCCTCATCCTCTGGGGTCAATGTTATTCTCGTGGTGGTACATAACGATCCTCCCTATCTCCGCTACGAGTTGCGGTACAACCGCATTGCCTAATCCTCTAAGTCGGTGTGTCCGATTGGGAACCCCATCAGCCACTCTACCCACGCCGGGTTCAGTGAGCCACTCACAGACTTCCTCCCTCCGAGATTGTTGATGACCGTTGTAGTCAAGCTCTCCTGAGTTCCTTTCTTCCCACGGCTCCTGTCTTGATAACCCAGCCTCGCCTCGTGTGCCTCGGGAGTCGGCCACATCTTGACCGCCCGATTCAAACTGATGGATGTGTGCTTGCCCGACTTCGGGCTGTAAGCTCTCTCCCCCGGTTGCGCTGGTTTCCCTTCTTTCGTTACAAGACTCTCCATGAAGTCTGCCTCCCCAGATAGGTTTGCTGTCGGGGTTGGCCATAATTTGGCTGCTGTCTGTAGATCCATTCCTCTTTTCTGACTGCTGTTCCTTCTTTGAACTGTAGACTCGTTCACCACGAGATCCGTTGCCCTGGATCCCCTCGGACTTGCATCCGGAGTTGGCCAAAAACCGCTCCCTTTCTTGACTTCGTGCGGACTCATCTGATTCGCCTTGGCGGTCGGCGTATGAAATAATGAAGACTCTATCTCTTCTGTGCTTGGCATCGACGGCGCAAGCTGGAAGTACAAAGCATTGTGATTGGTAACTTTGGGCTTCCAAGTCAGATAGCACGTTGTCGAGTTCCATGTTGATGATTCCAGAAACATTTTCGCCAATGACCCAAGTTGGCTGAACCTCTGATATGACTCGCAACATTTCCGGCCAGAGTGCCTCTTCGCTCCCCGGCAACGGAGTAAGGCTGGCAGGGGAACCCGCCGCAAATAAGCTCAACTGTTCCTCTGTACTCATGACCATCTAGCTCCTTTATATCTGAGTGTATCGGCACATATGGCCAATTTTTCTTTAACACCTTCTTACAAAATTCATCCATTTCACAAAAGGCGACTGTATCCATGCCGACGGACTCTAATCCAAGGGAAAAGCCTCCTATACCACTGAAGAGGTCAAGAACTCTCAAAGTTGGGTGGCATCCACGGTCACAATGCCGCCATGGTTGAAAGGCAACCATTTGCCCTTACGACCACACTCCTCAGCAATCTGCATGGCTTGTTCGTTCTTGGCATCTCCATAAGTTACTGCCTCATCTGACAATGTGTAGATCAGATACGGATAGGGATGTGTCTTTTGTTGGGCCAGAAAGAAAAACTTCTCTGCTTCCATACCAAGGATCTTGCAACCCATCAGGTAGAAAGCTGCTTGCTGGTAGTAACGGAAGTTTCGGATCGCTGCTGTAAAACCTCGAGGGCTTGCATCCCGGCAAGTTTTTAAGTCCCATATGTTTGATCCATCGTACCAATCCAGACGGGCCTTACACTTCTTGCCATTCCACATAAAACAAAGCGTGAGCTCCACCTTGTCATCGTCGCTTGGCACATGATCCAACACTACCTCACGGCGATCCATACACACATCAAACAGTTCTTGTTTGATTGGTGTGCGATCACCCAAGCTGTTCATAAAATCCTCGTATTCATCCTTACCCGCTTTAGTACGCCGGTCGAACTTTGGTTCTATCACAAACTCATCGTAAAATTTGTCCAGCTCAAGAAAGACAGTGTGTTGAACCCTGCCTTCCAAGAGAGCTGGTGTTTGCACCATCTCTTTTTGGTTTTTCCATGTGTAGGGATCAGCGATGATGGTTGTCAGATCGTGAGATCTCCACGCTTTGATTGCTGCATACTCCTCATAACTGAGGCCCTCAAAG